CAACACTAGAATAGTTGATCCTAAAATAAAACCATCACAATTCCAAGTGCCATCTGCCCAAACTCAGCGCACTATGGACACAATTTTTGGTAAACCACAAAGAGTACCAAAAACAACTCAACCTAAAGTTCCTGAGAAACCTAGTGGAGTGAATGATCTTTTCAGAGCGATAGATGATGCACCGATGGGTAAAAGGGAAACAGTGAGAGATATGTTCAATAGATTCCGAGGCAGACTTGATGCAATAAGAGATTCACTCCTTGACAAAGGACGGGGAGTTGATAATATCAGATCTCAAAGAGCTGCGGATCAACTAAGAAGGGACATTCAAGGACCCCTTTCTCAACGTAGGGCAGAAGAAGCACAACAATCTGGAAGTGGGTTGATGAGAAACTTCTTAGACCGCATCAATCCTTTTTCAAAGTCTAAAACTGGTGGTGGTAATGATATGAATAGTATACTTGCACCATTATTTTTGTTGCCAGAACTGCTATTCAAACCCCAAGAGATGGTAGATCAAGGTGGAGAACAGAATCAGGCATCTGAATCATCTGACGATTCAGCAGTTCTTCCCTTTGGTGCTTTTGGTGCCAATAAATATGGAATAGACACCTATTCTTATCTGGACATTCTAAACTAATGAAGAATAGGAACAAGCGTTGGTCTAAAGATTTTGTCATCAAGAAACTGAACGTTGTTACGGACGATGGAGCTAGGTCTCTTCAGTCTTTGGTGGGACAATCTCTAGCAATCAGATATGAGGAGAGTGCAGGTAACACTCTGACAGTATCTTTTGTGTTTGCTGATGCGATAGGATTCCGAGCGTCAGCACCCCTCCGTAGCGGTCAAGAGGTAGAGCTTGTTATTGAACACCCCAGTATTGATGAACCATTTGAGTTTTCTAAGAGTAAAAATAATGAACTGATAATCAGTAATATAATTTCTACATTCTCTGATGCGAAAAGAGAACTATTTGGTTTTGAATGTGTTACTCAAACTACACTGAGTAATCAGACAACACGTGTCTTCAAGAAATATAAAGGTAAGATTTCTGATAGTGTCGAAAAAATCTTCAAAGAAGTTTTGGAGGTAAAGAGCGATCGAATTGATATTGTAGATGAAAGTTCAAATACCTATGATTTCATGGGTAATTACATGAGACCTCTTGAGTGTATCAGTAGGTTATCTGCAAAGACTGTTGGAGATGTTGAAGGAAAAACTTCTCCTGAAAAAGGTAGTGCTGGTTATTTCTTAGCAGAGACTGAACGCAGTGGATATAGGTTTTTCTCAGTTGACAAAGCACTCAAGAGAGAGGTGGAGGAGTCGTATATAAAGGCAGCTGCTAAGTCTGCTGCTGAAGTCAATAATTTTTCCCTGGTTAGTTCGCCTGAGTTCATAACAAGTCATGATATCATCAAAAAACTCATGGAGGGACAATACAAATCGGCAAACTGGTACTATAATATACTTGACCGAACCCCACACTTTGTAGAGTACAGTTACAAAGATAGTAAACTGCCTAGTGCAAACGAAGATCAGTATGTTCCAAACAAAATTGATGAGAAGTTTTCTAGGATATATACAACTGCTCTGGACGTGGGGGCAATGTCAGACACTCCTGATCTGAAAACTATAGCAGAAACTGTGTCTTGGAGACAAGCACATGCATCTGCTAGGTATCAGTCTTTGATGTCTGAATTTGTAAAGGTTACAATACCTTTGAATCTTAGTATTCAAGTTGGGAGCATGTTGAACTTCAAATTCCCGAACCTAAATACTGAGAAGAATAAGGAAGGTGTAAACCCGTCCTCTGGTAACTACATGGTATTCTCACTCGCACACGAGATGGGTGGACCACAAGGTGCTTTTACTGGACTTTACATTGTTAGAGATTCATTCGCATTCTATTCTAATGAGTAACGCATTCATTGACAAAGACGGTAAAGAGCACGTCAATCATGGCATGCTGGAATATTCCGAAGAAGACCTCAAGATGCATGGTTTTATGGACAAGCATGAAGGGGAAGATGATGATGGATGGAAGCAACGCCATTCAGACAAAGTTCTTGAAGAATATTGTGACAATCATCCAGATGCCCTGGAATGTCGTGTGTATGACGAGTAATGCTTGAGAATAAACTGATTGAATCCAAAAGACTTGGACGCGATGGTTTCCATTGGTTTGTCGGGCAGGTAACTACAGATCCTGCCTGGCGTTCATTTCCTGCGGATAAACAATCTAGGAAATTTGGTTATCGTACTAAAGTAAGAATTCTTGGGAAGCATCCTGCATCAAATGATGTAAAGGATGAAGAACTTCCATGGGCACATATCCTTGTTCCACCTACCTCAGGTGCCGGTGTAAACTATGCTGGTGTAAGTAATTTCTTACAAGGTGGAGAAACTGTTTTTGGTTTCTTCCTTGATGGGGAAGATGGTCAACAACCAGTGGTTATGGGTGCTTTATATCAGCACTCTTTTATCAAGGATGTGAAGGATTGGGACGATGTTCTTTCCGAAGGTACTTCTGGATTCTCACCAATTACAGTTGACCCGTCTCTTACAAAAGGTGGATCAGAGTCTGAGTTGGGTTCAACATCTAAACCAACTGGTGATTCTGAACCTTTGCGGGCAGGTGGAATTCCAACTAATGATGAAAAAGTTCCTATTGAACCTAAAGGTGAACCTAATCCAAAAGGGGATGAGCAACTAGGTGAAAGTGTTTCTCGATATATTGCTGATCAACCGGTTGAAATTCGTAGACCTGTAAAGTGCGACGTTCCTAAGTCTGCCATGGGTGATGTCGCAAAGGCATTGGCGACCTTTGTTGATGTTGTTGGTGGGTTGGAGCAAACCGCAACCGGGTGGATTGATAAGAACCTGAATAAACCGTTCAACATTGAGAATCTGATTGATGATACATCTCTCAGAATGGCGGGCAACTTCTCCGGTCTTGTTCGTAGAGCACGTGCAGACCTATTCAAAGAGATTGATGAGAAGGTAGGTAATGTTCTAACTTTCTTGGAACCTGATAACCTAATCAAGAAGTTAGAACTGAAGAAGCAGAAAGATATTATCTATTGTTTGATGGAGAATGTCATCAACGGTCTGAGAGACATGATTGGTGGATTCATGAAAGGATTGTTGGGTAATATTATCAACGTACCACTTTGTGCTGCTGAGCAGTTGATTGGTTCATTGATGAGCAGTATCACTAATAAGATTCAGGGTCTTATTGGTCCTGCGATGGCAGCACTGAATGGTCTGATTGGTGGGATTTCTATCCCTGATTTTAGCAGCATCATGAACAAGGCAACCGGTGCAGCACAAACTGCTCTGAAACTGCTGTCTTGCGAAGGTTCTGAGTGTGAACCTCAACCCTTTGATTTCAATATCAATATTGGACCAGAAGCGAAGAAGATTCTTGATTTTGATAGAACTAAAGCAATCAGTGGTCTTCTGTCTAACATTGGTATCGATGGTGTTGATGATATTGCTGATGCGCCGACAAACTTGCTGAAGAATGCGTTCCCATTCTTGGGAGACCTCGGCAAGTCGGCGACTAAGTTCAATACATTGAAGGGAACTACTGAGCAACTGGCAGCACTTGGTGGTAGCACCGCTAGCATTGTTGGTGGTGTGTCAAGTGTTGTTGATGGTATTACTGAAGTTACTGGTAATTGTAAGACTAACATCCTAGAGTGTGGACCGCCAAGCATTGAGTTCTTTGGTGGTGGTGGACTTGGCGCAGTTGCTAAAGCAGTCGTCAGTTCTACTGGTAAGGTTATTGGTGCTTCAATGGAAGACTTTGGTCTTGGTTTTGATAGTACACCTGCTGTCAGTATTGTTGACAAATGTAGGAATGGTAAGGGAGCAACTGGTATCGCTATCATGGATGGCGACAAGGTTGTCAATGTTGTGATTACTAATCCTGGTGATGGTTATCTCCCTGGAGGAACCTTGGATGTAAGTGACGAAATTACTAATGAATCTGAGGGTAACCAAGTTATTGGTGAAATTGATGGTATTGTAGTCCTCAATACTGGAAATAATTACCAGGAGGGTGATATTATTGAGACCTCTAATGGTGGTGTATTGACACCAGTTATTGAAAATGGTAGAATTGTTGGGGCAACAGGTAAAGCTGACCTTGGATTGTCTGAACCTCCTTCACTGAGAATCAAAACAAAGACTGGTTTCGGTGCATTTATCAAACCAATCACCAAGTTCACACCTTACAAAGAGTATACAGATCCTATCATTCCTAGCGCAAAACTTATCACTGTTATTGATTGTCCTAAAGGGTACTAATGTCAAAAATCCCACCATATATTGTAAATCATCCTGAGGATGGTTCATTTAGAATCGGCAAGGAAGAGGAAGGAAAAGCAGTTCGCCGATCCCAGATCGCTTGCGCTGCTGGATCTGCTGCATCTTTGCGAATCTTTGAAGATGGTGGATGGGAACTCCGTGCCACTGAAAATGACAAGGGTTCTAACCTCATCCAAAAAGGTGCGGGTCCGATCAATATCAAGTCTGAGGGTGACATCAATATTGATTGTAAGGGAACCTTCAATGTGATGGCAAAAGACATCATCATGAAGGCGACGGATCCCAGCACGGGTGACATCTACTTACATGCAGAACATGATGTTCACTTTGAAGGAAAGAACTTCACTAAGTTGATAGGACATAACGTAACTATCAATGCTGCGGACAAATTGCTGTCTAACTCAAAAGGATTCAACATTATTATTGGGGACATGGTTCGCATCCATGAACCACAATCTAAACTCATCCCGCCCGCCTTGGGCGATTACATCAACTCTCTTGTAGAATAATGGCAGGAATTAGGGACATTGAGACTGGTAAAGTCTATATTGGTAGAGAACAACCAGCAAAACTTGACACCGCTAAAGAGACTTTAGACGGTGATAAACCCTTCAATGGCACACTAGTTGCTACGGGACCTGTCATTGCAGGTAAGCACAGTGGATTTGCTAAGGCAACTGTCAACATTGGCACGGACATTGATAAGTTCAAGTCTGGTGTCAAAGGCAGGGCACTGCAAGTTGATGGTGACGTTGAGGTTATTGGGGAAGAGGCAGTAAATGCTGTTTATATTGATGGGGATGTGTATGTCACTGGCAAAGTTGACTGCCTGAACAAGGGTAGACTTGCTAGTAGATTTGCTACAGCAGATGCTCTGGGTAAGTCATTCGATATCCAGCACCCTACAAAGGAAGGACATCGACTGCGCTATGCATGTATTGAGGGACCGGAAGTTGCTGTGTATCACCGTGGCAGACTGACTGGCACCAATGAGATCACTCTGCCTGAATACTGGGTAAACCTGGTGTATGAGGACAGTATCACTGTGTCTCTTACTGCTATTGGAGCACAACAGGACATCATTGTCAAGGAGTTTGACAACACCAAGATTGTGTTGCAGCATGTTGGTGGCAATGCTTCTGGAGCAGACATCGACTGTTTCTACCATGTGTATGGTGAGAGGAAGGACATCAACCCTCTTATCATTGACTATGAAGGCAAAACTTGGGAAGACTATCCTGACCCCAACGTATTCATGGCACCAGATGATGAAGAACGTAACATTCTAGACGAGCGATATCGAGGTCCTCGTAACACTATTACCAAGTAACGTGCTATAATACATAGTACACGGAGTCTTTATTATGAACAACGTTGAATTTCGCGGCACAGTGACCGTTGATGGGATTATTGATCTCCCTGAAGACTGGAGCGGTAAGATTGACGTAGACACTATCCACGTTCAACTCACCCCCAGAACTGTTTTCCAAGAACTGTTTGTGCATGCCATGCCTTACGGTAAGTCTGTCGTAATCCGCAATAGCGGTGGTGGCGTCATAAACGCTTACTTTACTGTCACAGCAGACTTGCTTTGAGACGCCTGGTAGGGTATAATGGTTTCAATCGCATCCAACACATGACTTTCGACGTTGATACCTGGACAGATGACCAGCACGTCACCAAAGTTGAAATCAACATCCCCGGACGATACTTTACCATCTATGGTTCTGCCGGAGGAGTTCAAGAACTTGAATGCGAAACCGTAGATCAGTTCATGAGCGTTTGGACACTGACTAACACTGCACTCCAACTTGACGAGGAAATTGAACTAGTTTATTCCTGATGCCAGAAGAGGACAAAAAAGCAGAAGAACCCAAACCTCCGGAACCACCTGAGGAAGACACCGATATTTGGGATCTCCTTTACCGAAAACATAATAATGACGGTCCCTAAATAGTCTGAAGGAATGGTGTCTGGAATAGGTAATGCCCCTAAGTAGACTTGAAAATTTCCTGAAGAACATTCAGGGTAATGTTATATACGTCAATCCAGAGGAACTGGATGCAACAGATGACGTAAGTAATACTGGCAACTCACGGACTCGCCCGTTTAGGACGATCCAAAGAGCATTGCTAGAATCTGCTAGGTTCTCATTCCAACTTGGAAAGGATAACGATAAGTTTGATAAGACAACTATTGTCGTATCACCTGGTGTACACTATATTGATAACCGTCCTGGTTACCAGATCGACACCTCTGGTAGCACCACCAATGTGAGTGGCGGTAGTGTTAGTATCAACGAATTTTCCGTTGGTTCTAACTTCAATATCCAGAGTTCCGACAACGTTCTTTATCAGTTCAACTCGATTCATGGTGGTGTCATCATGCCTCGGGGCACGTCTATCGTGGGTTCAGACCTGCGTAAGACTAAGATTAGACCGAAATACGTACCAGATCCTGCTAACAATAGCATCCCTGCTACTGCTCTGTTCCGAGTAACTGGTGGTTGCTACTTCCGAGAGTTCACCCTGTTTGATGGTGACCCGGCAGATAGGATCTTCAAAGATTATACAACAAACGTATATACTCCAAACTTCTCCCACCACAAACTCACTTGCTTTGAGTATGCTGATGGTGCGAACCTGGTAGATGGTAAGGGTCTTACCGACCTGGACATGTACTATGCCAAGTTGAGTCTGGCATATGGTAACAATAGTGGTCGGGCAATCCCATCATATCCCACTAACAGTGACTTTGAGAAAGTCATTGATGAATCTCGTATTGTTGGTGCTATCTCTCAGGTTGGTGCTATTGAGATTGCTGACATCTATTCTGGTGTCAATCCTTCTTCTGCGACTGCAACCACTGTAGTTTCTGTGGTTACCAGTGACAGTCATGGTCTCTCTGTAGGTACTCCCATCAGTATTGTTGGTGTTGCTGGCAATAGCAATGTCAATGGCACCGAGTACGATGGTGTCCATATTGTGTCTCAGGTTCTGAGTGACACTCTGTTTACCTACAGTGTTACCACTGCACCTGCTACCACTGCTACACCTAACCTTAGTGGGTTGTCTCCTACGGTCACCGTTGAGAGTGACACTGTAACAAGTGCCTCCCCATACATTTTCAACTGCTCTGTGCGGTCGGTGTTTGGTGTCAATGGTCTCCATGCTGATGGTGCCAAGGCAACTGGATTCAAATCTATGGTGCTTGCCCAGTTTACTGGGGTTTCCTTGAACAAGGATGATAATGCATTTGTAAAATACAATCCCACAACTGGCACATACCAAGATCAGTCAGCACTGGGTTCTAGTACTCTGCTGCACACAGACGGTTTAGCACGGCATAAACCAACCTACGAAAGTTTTCACATCAAGGCGTCTAACAGCGCACAACTTCAGTTGGTGTCTACCTTTGCGGTGGGTTGCGGTGTTCACTTTATTTGTGACTCAGGTTCTGACGCATCAATTACTAACTCTAACTCTAACTTCGGGGCACAAGCTCTGAAGGCAGATGGTTTCAAACAGAACGCTTTCAATAAGGACGACAAAGGTTATATTACTGGTATTCTCCCTGCACAGAGAGACTTTACCCAAGAGACCAGCAGCAACTGGTTGAAACTGGATGTTGATAAAACTGCTGCTGCCGGTGATACCAAACTATATCTGAGAGACTACAATCAGCGGGACAGCATTCCTCCAGCAACCACCGGTGTATACACCGTTGGACAGAGAGTTGGTGAACTGTTGAAGGTCAACATCGACGGTACTGTCCGCACCGCTGAGGTGTTGATGACTGTGCTGACTGGTGCTGGACCTTCTGGTAAGAAAGTGCACCGGGTTGGTACCAATGCAGGTATCAGTAGCATCAGCAGCAATATCATCACCCTGCAAGAGAACCACACATTCATCCCTGGGGAAAGTGTAAGATTCTTCTCTGATACTGGTTCTCTTCCTGATGGTATTGAGTATGATACCAACTACTATGTTGTTACAGACTCTCTAGCAAACGATCAGATCCGGATCGCCACAACTCCTGAGAATGCTGCTGCAAACAACCCCATCACAGGTATCAACAACCTGGGTGGTGGTCTCACTGTTACTTCTGAAGTTCGCTATAAGACACCTGGAGAACCTGGACATCCTATCCAGTATGATAGCAATGGTTGGTATATCACTGTCAAGACTGGCAACAACCTCCATGCTGCTATTGTAGCAAACCAGACGGCAATCACACCTGAGACTACTAGGTCTTACATTGAGAGAAAGCGTGACGGTCGTAAGGACATCCAAAAAATCTATCAACTGCGCTATGTTCTGCCTGATGGTAGTTCTATTGCTGGACCTCCACAAAATGGTTACTCCTTA